TTATAGACTTCGCCTTTAAGTCTGCTATACTTATGAATAATGCTTTCATAGTCCTAATATGTTTTTAATTTTACTTAATGTACTTCTGTAAGCTCCTTTATCTGCTCTGTCAATCATTCTCTCCCCCATTTCACTTGGATTGTTAGGCTCTTTCAAACCTTTCTCATAAGCTGAATTAGGGTCTACTCTCTTATCTCCTTTTAGCTTAAATACTCTAAGCTCCCAAAAGTGATGACAGTTCTTACCACCTTTAAATTTAAGTAGACTATAGTTTTGTTTATTATGACCTAACTCTTTGTTAACTCCTCTAAAAGACATCATATTAATGTCTTCCTTTCTAAACACTATATTCCTAGAAGTAAATGTTTCCATCTTCTTACAGAAATCTCTACTGTTAGGAGACTTTCTTACTGGCATATAAACATATCTAATTTTGTAGATATCACTATCTTCTTTAGATGATTTATTGCTAGACTTAATTGTAGCCATTCTAACGTCGCTTATGTCCTCTGAATACACTTCACTATGCACAACCTCCCAATCATCGCTTAAAACCTCTCCTAGACCCTCTAATTGGTCTAACATATCATCTCCTTGTTCTTCAGAAAAGTCCTCGTTAGATTGTGAAGATAATTTCTCTCCAGTTTCTTCTTCTTTTCTAATCTTAGTGGATATGTTGTCTAGCTCTGTAAACTCAATAGGTTGTAATGTTACAAAGTATAAGTCTTGTTGTATTCCGTTAAACTCTAATATGTCTTCAAGACAGTGTTTAATCTCATCTTGGAATGGTCTAATAATAACATTATCCATTAATACAGAAGCTGTTCTTAATTCTTCTGCATTATTACCAAATCCTGTATTATCTTTAATACCTAATAAGATAGGAGATACAATACCGTGACCTAACATAATCTTTTCTCTAGCTTCATCAGATAAGAATTGATATTGAGCATGAGCATCAGGTAAATGTATAGCCTCTATTTCTGCTTGAGTTTCTTTAGATTCGTTAAATGCTATAATAGTTCTACCTGCATTAGAGCTACCAGAAAACTTATCATTAATCTTTCTTTCAATAGCCCCTTGTGTTTCTTCATTAGGAATACCATTGTTAAAGTTAATAAATAAACTAGGAGCTAATCCATTTTGTATATTAGATATATGGTAATTACTTACTTCACATTCTAAATCAGCGTATTGTAAACAGGCTTGGTAATCAGGTGTAGAGTAGTAGTAAAACCCACTTCTATAAGGCTTAATCACATATATCTCTTCTCTTTGTGATTTACTTCCGTGTTTGAAGCAAGGTATTCTTTTAGGCTTGTCGTTAGGTTTAGCATCCGACCAATTAGGATGGTAGTAGTATGCTTGTATAATTCCTTTAGAGTTGGCTTTCTCAGCCCTTAAAGTCTCCATAGGAAAGTGAGATACTTTTAATATCTTAGTTTTACTTCTGTTATAGGTAAGTTTAATTGCACCTTGTCCTAACTTCTTTCTGTCTATTACCACCTTTTTAATTTCTCTAGGTCTTAATAGTTTTTTCATTCTTACATAATGCTCAGGTAATAACTCAGAGTTAGTAGACTCTATACCTCTACCAAATATCATATCAGCTATACCATTATTACATCTAGCGTTAGTTGGACTAGAAGTATCTAACTCTATAAGTCTACCAAAATAGTCATTATCAGCACCCCAAGAAACCCAATCTCTATTGTGTACTTCTTTTACTTCTGGTGCTTCGTAAGATGATAAATTAAGTATCCTTACGTTTTGTTGCTTCTTATTATTTTCCATTATATAATGTATGTGTTATCATTTACTTCTCCTGTAGGCTGCGTATATCTGCTTTTAGATACCTCGTGCTTTACAGTATAGTTAGTTTGTGTTGTGGAATATATCTTATCTCTATACACTAGGTTACTATCATCTGTTATCTCTACATAATAAGTAGAGCCTTCCTCTAGTATTGTACTAGCAAAAGTAAAGTCTATAAAATTACCATTTACCAAACCTTTAACATCCGTAATAGTTTCTGATTTACCATCCCCATCTCTTCTTATACTTATAGAAGTATTGTTAAATTTAGAAGCATTGTCTATTACACAAGATATAGCCTCTAAAGTCCCACCACTAGATTCTACTCTGTTTTCATAAGGCTCTTCAGAGAAATAATCTGTATATCTAGGAGACACTGATATGGTTTGTTCTGATGTAATTGGTAGTAATATTATCATACTAAGATAACTATTTTTAATTATTTTGTTTTTTATTTGGTAGTCTCATTTATTTTTTGTATGTTTGTATCATCAACGCTAAGTATAACAAATTTTAAATTATGGATTTTAGAGTAGAATATAGACACAGAGGAATACTTGAATACGTGCATTTAAGTAGTTGCGAAAATATAATGGATGCTTTGTATAAATTTTATGAAGCACACGGAATAAATACAGAAATTTTGTGCGTTTTCACTCTAACGGTTTGACTATGAATTTTAAAAATACGATTATATGAAAAGCTATAAAATGAATGACGGTAATAGATTTTACGACACACCTTGGGAGCGTGATGAAATTAGACAAAAACACAAACACAAAATGACTTGCCAAAAAAACAGAGTTAAAAGGAAAAAGAAACGAAAGTAATTTTTATTACACACAACTGATTTGTATAACAAATGAAACGATTTAAAATAAAAAATTATTTACAACGATTAGTATATGAGCCGTTTTTTTTATGGCTTATATACATTGTTAGGTGTAGTATGAACGTATTAAAATAACAAAAGATGAAAAAATACAAAACGATAATAGCAGACCCACCTTGGAAGTATAAAGGTCGTGGCCCTGCATCAGCAAAAGAACATAGACCAAACAGTTATGGTGCAGCTCCAAGTAGTGAAGAACGCTATGGGGCAATGACTATGGAAGAGTTAGAACAACTGCCAATAAAGAATATGATTGAAGATAAAGCACATTTATACTTATGGGTAACAAATGCCTTTATTGAACGAGGTTGGCAGTTGTGTAAAGATTGGGGCTTTGAGCCTAAAACAGTTGTTACTTGGGGCAAATTACGGAAAGCAGATGGACAGCCAAGTATGAAAACTGGTTACTATTTTAGAGGTGCAACAGAGCATTTTATATTTGCTACTAAAGGCAATTTAAGATTAAAAGATATGGCTGTTAAACCCACACTTTTTTTAAGTCACAGATTACCACATAGCGTTAAGCCTGAATGGTTTTACGACCTTGTTGATGAGTGTTCTTTTGATAACAAATTAGAATTATTTGCAAGACGTGAACGTAATGGGTGGGACTGCTTTGGCAACCAAGTTGAAAATAGCATTGACCTTAGTGAATATTACACCTAACACAAAAATACCCCACGTTTTAATGTGGGGTATTGACTGTTGTGAAGCGTTTTAATGCTTCATTTATTATTTTATTATACTCCTTCAGTAACCGAAATACCAGTAGCAGCAATAGTATCTCCTAAGAAATTAGCAGGTGCTCTTTCCATTCCTGAGAATGTTAAAGTATATCCACTCATATCTCCCATAGCAGCTCCAGATACGATAGTACCACCAGATATATCTAATCCGTGTTCTAAACCTGCAACAAATACATTCCCGTTATTGTCTTCTACTAAAATGTGAGGACTACCGTAGGCTAATAACTTAACCGTCTTGTGGTCTTCTTTAGTTAATTTTGTTAATTGAAGTTCTAAAACTTGCTCAAAGGTAGTAGTTCCATTCTCTCTTGAAGAGGTAATGTTTTCTGTATATGTAGAACCACCTTTAATATCAAATTTATATGCAGTAGGAGTTCCTGCGAAAGAATCAATAACATCTGTGTTGGTAGCATTATAGTCAACAACACCTAGGTCTCCTTTGTTGATGATGTAAACAGCGTTTAATCCTCCAACTGAATCTTTACAAGGCTCTAAACGTCCTCTTGAAATATCACAACTCATTATATTATATTTTTAAAAGTTAATAAAAAAGGGTAAGTAGGCTCTAGGCTTACCTACCCTTCTTAGTTTATATTATACTAATCTTAGTTAGCAGAGTTAACGATTCCGTAAGTTACGATATCTTCAACAATTCCATACTGTACACCAGCAGTAAATCTCATAATGATTCTTACGTTTTGAGAACCATCTAAGTCAGCCATATCTAAAATCTTAACTTCGTTTTGGTCAGATAAAAGTCCTGTACCGAAATGTAAGTTATCTTTAGTAGTGGCAATCATAGTATCAGAAGCAAGTCCGTTAGCCATAAAGATTTTAACACCGTCAATGTATTGGATGTTAATGTCTTGGTTGTTTCCTTTGTCTTGGAAACCAGCAGCTCCTTGTCCGTTAGCTTGAAAACCACCTAAAGCACGCTTGTAAGCTCTAAATACATTTTGAGCAACGTATATATACAAGTCGTCTCTTCCATATAAAGCAGCAGGAATAGCATCTACAACTTTTCCTAGTTCAGCGACAACGTTGGAAGCATCTACAGTAGTACCAGCAACTTCGTTTGCAGCAGGTAAATCAGCGTCAGCAGCTAATAAAGTAGAAAAACCATCATACTCTCCAGCAGTAGCGTTAACTCCTCTCCATAAATTAACTTCTTGTTTTTGTGCTACTTTAGCAGCAACGTGTCCAATTAAATAATCTTGGAAAGAAGAAGGTAAGTTATCGAAAGCAGAATATCCCATAGATACAGCATCCCAATCAGACCTAAAGTCTTTCTTACATAATTCTAAGTTTACTTGAAACTCCTCTGGTTGAAGGATTCTTTCAGTAAGTGTTAATGTAGAAGTGTCAGCGAAATCACAAGTACCATCTTTTACGATACCGTCTAATTCTAATCTTTTTACAACTTCTTTAAATTTAACGTTTGGTCTAA